TCTTTTCTTTTGTCAGAACAGTCTTCGCACTATCCTGATAGTTGCATTTCAGCTTACCGAGAGGTTTTTCAACCGGCGCACCATCTTCAGTAAGTCCTTCACCATATATTGTGACGTCAATATCCGTCTTGCAGAGACGGCTTGGAACCAGCTTCGGATACCGCATTAGATTCTCCTGCAGCAAAGACCGGTCTGTTTCAGCATGTCATACACGTTGCGCTGCATAACAATGCCGTTTTGCACGAATACATTCCACCCGCCAGTATCAAGGCCCATAGAGACGCCGTTGATGCTGTAAGATGACATGATACTTTGCAGAATATCTTCGTTCTCATATTCAAAGTCCGCCTGTTTCGCACATACCTGGCTAAGAATTTCCTTTTGGAATTCTGTCAGATTGTCGTAACCTTCACCAATGATGCGGCTGAAGGTGAGAGAGTCGATATGCCTGGATGCATCATATAATGCACTCTGCAGTTTTTCTTTGGGAATTGCGCCGTTATATTCCCCTTGGAAATATACTGGTAATGCCATTAGGCATCACCAGATTTCTTCTTTGCTTCTGCTCCTGTTTTTGCTGAATCTGCCTGCAAGACTTCCAGCTGAGCTTTCATAGCTTCGTTCTCCTTCAGGATCTTTTCGTACTCACTATACTTAATCAGTTTCTTCGGAGAATATTCAATTACATTACCATCGTCATCGTAGATGTCATACCCGCCTTCCAGGTATCTTTTCTTTTCGCGCTCATCGATGGTGTATACTTTGTTCTCTTTCTTTGCTTTCATAGATTATGCCTCCGCGTTGATAATACACGCCTGCTTTAATTCCTCATCCAGAGCAAAAGTGCCGTTATATCGTCTGTTCTGATACAGATACTTGTCTGCTGTTCTAGAGTCATGACCAGGTGTGAAAGTATTAATGTATGCGTACTTCACTCTGGATACCTGTGCTTCAGGGTCAATTAAGATATAGTTAATCTGCTTACCTGTTGCTTCGGCTGCGTATCCTTCAGTGAAGTTGTACAACGTCTTGAATCTTTCCACTGGAACAACTTTGATTTTTCTAAGGTCGTCCATGGAGTGGATTCTTCTGTCGATGCCATGACTCTGGCCACCTACTTCTAAAGTGCGCTGGATTCCTTCTGCATTCTTCAGTGCCTTTTTGTATGCGGCTGTGCAGTACAAGATGCATCTGGATAAAGGTACTCCTGCATTTTCAAATGCTTCGCAGTTGTCGTCGAAATCAGATAATACATTTGCTGCTGTGATTGCTGTAGTTTTGATGTTTGCGCCAACTCTTTCTGCCTCGCTGTACACCTTGGAGAAGGTGTAGCAGTCCAGTTCAGGAATTGCCTGCTTTTTTTCGAATCTCACCTGAATGTTACCGATAGAAACCACCTGGTTCGTTTCGTCAACATCCATTGGATCAATACCAAATTCGATATCTCTGTCGTGATCCAATTCCTTGGTTTCATAGCTGTTGGAATAGTTTCCCTGATTGAAACCAATCGCGCCACGGTCGTGGTCCTTGTATCCGCTTACTGCTAAGCGTGGAATCTTGATAGATTTTGCACCTGTAATCTGGATATCTTCGTTACTGTGGTACAAATCATCAGATATCAGCTCATGCCCGTACATTTCTACAATTCGGTCATGAAATCTGGTTACGTATTCTAATACTGCCATTTAGTTGTCCTCCTATTTCTTTTTTACTCCAAAAATTCTATCCAGAGCATCTTCTGTTGCATCGTTTGGCTCTCCGCTGCCTCCGGCACCAAATCTAAAGCCTTTTCCCTGGGCCGGATCAGTGTTAGCTTTGAGTGATGGAACGTCTTCCAACACTTTCAGTAACGCCGCCTTTAATTTCTCGTTATCCACCTTGCCTTCTGCGGTAGCCTCTGAAAGATCAGCCATCTTAAGCACGTAAGGCATAGTTTTCAAATCTACGCCAACATCTGCAGCTAAAATCATAGCGTCTCTTTCAATCTGCGCCTGCAGTGCTGCTGCCTGGGCATCCGCTGCCTGCTTCTGAACTGCAGCAAAATCAGGCTTATTCTTTTCCTGCTCTGCTTTGAACGTAGCTATCGCCTGTTCGGCTTCTTCTTTAGACAGTCCCTGGCTCTTAAAGTACCCTTTCAGTACATTGTCTTCTGTGACCTTCTGTTTTCCCGCCAGGATATCGGCAATTTTATCGTAGTCGATTTCTACTTTCTGAGCTGTCGCACCAGTACCTCCATCGCCGGATCCACCAGCACCGCCTACTCCGCCATCAGCATCAAAGAGTGGTAACTTGTTGAATTTGTTCATGAACATATTTGCGAACATCTTCAATTCTCCTTTCTTTTTTCCAGTTTTCAGTGTGTCTCACTATTCCAGTTTTACGTGTGTCTCACGTTGCCCAAAATTTTAGCTCTAAGGGCATCGGAGCAAAATAAAAAACACCATTGCTGGTGCTTAAATTTTCGTTATTTCTTCTGCCATAATTTAGCATAATTTATTCTTTCCCTAATCTGGTTCAGGTTCACCGGAAACTGCTGCAAGTTCTGTGATTTTTTCACAAACTCCCGCTTTAATCAGCTGTTTTCCGCGTTCCTCTTCACGCTCGATAATAGGAGTCTCATCTTTGTGAATGTATTTCTCCTCGATCTTATCATAGAATGCGACCTCAGTTACTCTCAGCTTCATAGTTTTCCTCGCTTTCTTGTTTTTCGATATAATAAAAGACCAGTAGTGTACTGGCCTTAATCACTCTTTTCATGCTTTTTTATATAGTTTCGCATATATTCTTTATAATCATCTATAGTACCCATCGTATCCCAATGGTAAGGAATCCACTCTCCAGTAAGTGCTTTACACTTTGACCTCAATTTTTCAATCTCAGGGTCGTCTAGTAGTTTTTTAATGCTCATTTTTTGTTTCATCACTCCACCATCTTTCGATACGCATTAAATAAGTCAGCAAGGATTGGTTCTTCCGGTTCGCCTAAAACGTCAATAGAACTTAGGTTTGCAAAAATTTCTGCAGGTATATTGAAAGAGTTTTGCTTCCAGTATTCTGCACTATGCGCAAATTTGACATCTATATCACCTTTAAAGAGCGCAGACATTATATCTGACATTGCTGGGCTCCATTCGTACTTTCCTCCCGGTTCAAACCATTCCTGTACTTCTTTTTTCCTAGTGTATACCAATTCGGAGCATGAATCAATAGATTTAAGGAAGTCCTCATTCTCCCAACTTCCATATAGATTGACATCCATTCTATGAGACAGTTCGTGTGAAAGAATATAATCAATATCATACATTTCTACATCTAAGCGAGGATTAAATAGGATTTCGTCTTGTTTTCCGTCATACAGAAAAGGGCTTTTCTGTCCTAAGTCTTTTTTGAATGTTGTAATTCTAGCGTATATTCCCATGTTCTGTTTGTGGATGCTAGCTTTTTGATCCGAAATCATCTTTTCTGAAAAAGTGTTCACTAAAGTCAACATATCCAGTTCAGATTCTTCAAGCGGAGAACCTTCGATTTCATCTTGCCATTCTGCGGCTTTAAAGAGATATCTTGATTTATTATCTTTATCAAGGGAGTGTTCCGCCAATCGTCCAAACTTTTCAACTTGTCTTTGCGCGTACTGTTTCTGCGTCTCGGTCTTATTTTCCTTTTTAATCTCTTTGATTTCCTCTTTGGTGAACTTATCGTCTGAGTTCTCATCTAACCCTTCGTAGAATGTAGAATGGTCGTCCTGGCATCTAGGATGATAAAGTCCCGCACTAATTGCATCACTCATCAGTGGATACCTTTTCCCCGTTTCTGGTGAAATTCCGTTTGAAGGTCCTCCGCTCCAAACATCGTCAATCATGACTTTGCCAACAAAAGGTAGGCACAGAGGACATGGATTACCACGTTTTGTAATCTGTACAGTGGAAATCCCCCACTCTTTGCGGATTTCTCCCTCGCCGGTTAAATATGCACGCTTGCTGGCGGTTCTTAGGGCCATATCAGCATAGTCTTTGAGGGTATGTCTTGCGCCATTCTTGTACTCGACACAGTTCAATCCCGCTGCCAGGAAGTCTCTAGTAGCCATGTCGATAGCTTTTTCGTATGTACCAGCACCGCTGTTAGCGTAAACCTGCGCATCAAATATTACCTGGCGGTACTTGTCGTTAGCCATACGAAGGATTGCAACCTCAGCTTTTTCCATATCGGAAACAGTTGCTTTAATCAGTGCCTCCATCTTCCGGTCGTTCATCCTAAAGAACTCTGCGTTGGTCTTTACGGTCTTCTTCAAGGCTCTTGGCTTTTTGATTTTGCCACTTTTGACCATCTCCAACAATTCCAGTTCCTGCTGCATGTTGCCCTCTTCACGGGCCTTGCGGATAGCCTCTTCAAGGTGCTTGTTGATAGTCTTGAATTCTTTGCCAAAAATCCGCTGGTTACGTTTCTTGTATTCTGCCAAGTTTTTCAGCTGCAGCGCCTGCCACTGTTCCCACTGGAAGCCTTCGTCATCCTCCCAGTCACGGTGTTTTCCCATGTTTCGAATCATGGAGGCGATGAGTTCATTTTCGATCCGTTCAAAGGCCCTTTTGATATCATAATCTGGCATAAGTTAACCCTCGTTTGCATATACCTTAAATCCATGGCGTTTATAAGCTCTCTTAGCTTTTTTTAGCTGAGTGGTAGAACTACACTTATCACGGCAAAGCTCGACGTAATTGTCCTTTTTGACCGCATACACGCCGAATGGAATCTGTTCACTTGCTACAGACAGCAGTTTGTCCAGTTCTTCCTGGCCCATTTCGTAAAGCCTTGGGCCAACTTTCACTTTATACTTCATCCAGATTCACTCCTTCCAAATTGACTGCAGGCTCTTCCACCTGTGTAATACCTTGTTCTTCCTTAAGCCGAGCAACTTCTTTCTTTTTCCATTCTTCGTTCTTACTGTCTCCATATAACTCATCCACGGCGGCCTCGATGGATATAATTCCGCCGGTTCTGCCTTTACTGATAGTTTCAATCTGAGACTCAAAGGAAGGGTTTGCGTATTCGCCAAAGTCAATATCGGTCTCTACGTCTTTGTACTTTTGGCTTCTTAATTCCCGGTATGCATTTATTGCAATGTTCACGATCTTAGGCAAATCCCCTTCAAGAGCACCTACAATGGTATTCCGGCTGTAAAGCGTCACCTTTTCCTTTTCGCGCTGCGCGATTGCGCGAAG